TAAGTTGCCAAGCACAAAGATGACTGGAAGCTCAATTGGCGCTACACGCAACCCATATAAGAACATGTCGAAAAAGGACATGGCTGATATGGATGTTAAAAACAAAAGCGCGAAGCGCCAGCAAGCCGTTACTAAGCGTAGTCGTGTATCGGCAATGGATGAGCTAAAAGCCAAGGCAAAGGCCCCAAAGGCCCTGCCAAAGTTAAGCGGAACAGAAAAAGCCGATTCAGAAGAGACCACCAAGCAAAAGGCCTCCAGAACTGGGTCAATTAAATCAGCTACCACCGCAGAAAATAAACGCCTTGATAAAATTAGGGCAAAGGCTCGCGGCAGAGCTGATCGCAGAATGGGCGGCGGCAAAATGAAAAAAGTATCCGGGTACAAATCTGGCGGAATGGTTCGTGGCGCTGGCGCTGCAACCAAAGGTAAGCGTTTCGGACGCTGTGGCTAATGGCGACAGCTAGAGGGAAATATGCCTACGGCATCTGCGATAAGACGGGGTTCCGCTACAAGCTGAACGAACTTGTCTTTGAGGTGAGGAATGGCATTAAAACTGGTCTACGGGTTGGCAGAGATGTTGCCGACCCGGATCACCCTCAAAACCACCTTGGTAGAGTGCGTACAAATGATCCTCAGTCAATCAGGGATGCGCGTCCAGATAGAAGAGAGCCGGAAGCGATATCAATGCTGGCAAGCGATCCTTTCACAACCGGATCATTAGGCTCCAGTGTTGTGACCGTAATAGAGACTAATCATGGCCGCGATACAGGCGATATAGTAAGGTTTAGAGGATGCGAAGGGTTTGACGGGATAGCCAAGTCTGACATTGAGTCAGCATCAGGCTACTCAATAACAAAGGTTAACGCAGACACATACACAGTTACCGTATCTGGCACAGCCTCTGCGGGAAACAAAAACGGTGGTGGCCCGCTTTGCAGCGCTGGCCCAGTGACACCTTCGGCGTGAGGATAACATGGCTTATACATACGGGCAGCTAAAGCAGGCCATACAGGACTTTACTGAAAACGATGAAACAGGGTTTGTTGCAAACCTCCCTGTTTTTATCCGTGCAGCAGAAGACCGTATTCTTGTTAACGTTGACCTAGAAAACTTTCGCAAAAACGCAACATCGGCTCTGACATCAAACAATGAGTACCTTTCGACTCCTTCAGACTTCTTAGCCCCCTTTTCGATGTTTATAACAACAGCGGGAAAAGAGGGGTTTCTTCTTGAGAAGGATGTGAACTTCATCCGCGAATCTTATCCTGACCGCACCACTACAGCAACACCCAAGTATTATGCTATATTTGATGCCTCAGCCACTGCTGGAGCTGGTCAGGTTCAATCTAATTTTATATTGGGTCCAACCCCTGATCAGGCATACGGTGTTGAGCTACATTACTATTATCGTCCAGCAAGTCTTACCGCTGGCGCTGATAGCGAGTATACATGGTTGAGCAAGAATGCTCCTAACTCCCTTTTGTACGGCTCTCTGATTGAGTCATACATTTACATGAAGGGTGAGCAGGATGTTATATCCATGTATGAAGGCCGCTTCCAAGAGGCTCTTTCGCGGTTGAAAGATCTAGCAGAAGCAAGAGAAAACGATGACGCATATAGGCAGGGTCTACCCACAAGGCCTCGCACATAAGGAGTAATTAAAGATGGCAACATCAAATGCGGCAACCACATATTTGGAAAGACGGATTCTTGACTATCTGTTCAAGAACGACTCTCTTTCCTTTGCCACGCCGGGCAACAGCATATATGTAGGTTTGGCTACCGCAGTATCTAGCGCTGAAAACGGATTGTTAACTGAGGTAGACATCTTTTCTGAAGATGTGAATTATGTCAGACAGCAGGTTAACGCTTCAAAATGGAAGCAGGCAGTAACATCACTGTCTAAAGGCATTGGCTCCGCTGATACAGAGATTCAGCTTTCAGATGCTGAGGCTATGCCATCTTCAGGAACAATAACAATTGAAGACGAGATAATCACATACACCGGAAAAGACGGGACAGCCACAGCTGACTCTGATGGCGCTGTCACAGCTTCTACGGCCTTGGTTATTGATGGCAATGTAGGCACCATTACAGTCGGCATGATTGTTACTGGAACCGGCATTTCAGGCACTGTTAAAGTCGCCACTGTTACCAATCAAAACAACCTTGTTCTTGATACAGCTATTACCATTGCAGACAATGTGGCCTTAAGCTTTAATGGCGCAAACACTCTTACTGGGTGTGTTCGCGGAGCTTCATCCACTACAGCGGCAGATCACGCTACAGCAGATGTTAACGGCGCAGTAAGCTCTTCAACAGCAGTTACTGTGGATAATGTTTCTGGGACACTTGTTGTTGGTCAGCGTGTCCGCGCAACTGCCATCACTGGTGTTGTACGGATTGCGACAGTAAACAGCCAAACAAGCATTGTCCTTGATACAGCGGTAACTCTAGCAGACGATGATGCAATCACGTTTGATGTTAGTGATGTGATTTCAGATCAGCAGCTTGTTATCAATGACGACAACATTGAGTTTGCCCCCTCAAGCGGAGGTGCTAACTACACTGTCACACATGCTTTCATTGCTGACAAACCCTTTGCTACAGCAGACGTTGATGGAGCAACAAGCTCTTCAAGAACTGTTGTGCTTGACGGTAACTCAGGAACAATTGCGGTTGGTGACGTTGTAACAGGCGGTGGCTTAACAGGAATCGTTACTGTGGATGTTGTGACATCTCAAACAAACATCACCATAAGCAAGGCGGCCAGTTTATCTGACAACGATCCTTTAAAGTTTGATGGATCAAATAAGTTGTTTATCGGCGCTTTGGACGTTAGCAAGACAATTGCGGTTGGTGACATCTTCCGCGTTAACTCAGGAAACCTTTCAGTTGAGTTGAAGTAATGGCTCTAGTAATCAAAGACCGTGTTAAAGAGACAACTGCCACCACAGGCACTGGCACGTTAACTCTTGCCGGTGCCGTGACTGGTTTCGATTCTTTTGCCGATGTAGGTGATTCTAACACCACCTACTACTCCTGTACGGATGGCACGGACTTTGAGGTTGGAATTGGTACATACACACTGTCTGGAACGACACTGTCTAGGGACACTATCCTAGAAAGCACTAGCACAAAGATTACAGCAGACGTTAACGGCGCTGTGAGCGCCTCTACAGCCGTTACAGTGGATAACGTGCAGGGAGGTACTCTTACCGTGGGACAGCGCGTCAGAGGGGCTGGAATCTCCGGCGTTGTAACTATTGCTACAGTGAATAGCCAGACAAGTATTGTTTTGGACACATCTGTAACGCTTGCGGATAACGCGGCGCTAACAATAGGTGACGAGAAAATAAATTGGACGGCGGGAACGCGCACGGTATTCTGTACGCTTCCGGCGGAGAAGATGGTTTTCAATGATCAGAACGATAGTATTGTGAACTTTCAAGACAACTCGCTGGCATTCGCAATAGCGTTAGGATAGAGAAATGGCAAACGCATTTAAATCAGAGACTGACACGGGTGTAGGCACATCCCCTGCAAGCATCTACACATGTCCATCTTCCACAGAAACAACTATTATTGGTTTGACTTGCGCTAACATTATAACAAGCCAAATTGAAATTGATGTTCAGCTAGACGCAAGTGGGCGCACAAGTGGGGCGGCGGATAGTGTTTATATTATTAGGAACGCGCCTATTCCTGTGGGTAGCAGCCTTGTGGTCGTTGGTGGAGAGCAAAAAGTTGTTATGGAACCGGGGGATGTGCTGAAGGTAACCAGTAACACGGCAACCTCTGCCGATGTTGCGATGTCCATTCTTGAGATTAGTTAAGGAATAACTTATGGGCTACATCGGTTCAGGACCAACACGATTCAATACAGCAGATGAACTGACTGTCACTGGTGATGCCGAAGTTACAGGTGCCATCACGACAGACGGCATGACTACCACTGGCGATGTGTCGTTTGGCGACAACGACAAGGCTATCTTTGGTGCAGGGTCTGACTTGCAGATTTATCATGATGCTAGTCACAGCAGAATTAAAGATAGCGGTACAGGCAATTTGATTATTTCTGCTGATAACTTTCAACTAAAAAGTGCAGATGATTTAACCGATTCTATTTATGTTTCATCGGGTGGTGCTGTAAGTTTATATCACAGCAATGCTGTCAAACTCGCCACCACCTCTACAGGCGTTGACGTAACTGGCACTGTGACTGCGACTGCCTTTAGTGGCGATGGCTCTAGCCTCACAGGCATCCCGACACCAACGCTCACTAGCCTTGGTATTGCTAATCACGATGAGTTGACTGTGGATGGCTCTGGGAACGTGGGCATTGGGGCTGCTCCTTCTGGACAACGACTACTTGTTGCAAACACTGCATCTAGTGCAGTAAATATCCAGTTACAAAATAGTAGTGCGAGCAATCTTTACATTGGCGCAGATACGACAAATATGGTTTTCTATACTGGCGGCTCTGAACGCCTCCGCATCGACTCTTCGGGCAGCGTAAAAATTAACAACGGAAACTTGCAGATTGAACGCAGTGGTAGTTCACCTCTGTTACAGTTTACAGATACTGGTGTTAATAGTCGCTGGATGGGATTGGTAGATGGCACAAGTAATTTTACTATCTACGGAACTAATGGAGCAACTCAGGAATTAACTCTGGATAGTTCGGGCAATCTGCTGGTGGGTAAGACGAGTGCAAGCCCTACAACCGTAGGTGCAGAGTTGCGACCAGATGGCGCAATAATTGGAGTCAGGTCTAATGATTTAGTTGCGCTGTTGAACCGAACTAGCACTGATGGTGAAATTGTCAGCTTACGCAAAGACGGCACCGTAGTGGGGAGTATTGGGACAGGTGGTGGAGATTTGACAATAGGTACTGGAGATGCAGGGCTTCGTTTTTATGATGCTGGTCCTGCAATTTATCCAAGAGATACTTCAGGAAATGACGAAGATGGAACTGTAGACTTAGGACTTTCAGGTGCAAGATTCAAAGACCTCTACCTATCCGGCACTGTAACTGCTGATGATATGACGCTTAATGGGACAGGTGCAATCACCATTCCATCTGGCACAACTGCACAGAGGCCATCTTCGCCTGTTGCTGGGATGACTAGGTATAATAGTTCGACAGACTCCCTAGAGTTTTATGATGGAGCTAGTTGGTCTAATGTAACATCTGTTGCTGAGAACCTTAGTGTTGATGCGGTGATTGCTGCTGGAGCTGGTGGAACAGCCGCAGCCGAAGGGAGTTACGGTGCGAATGGCGGCTCTGGTGCGGGTGGTCTTGTTGAGGCTACTGGATTTACCGCATC